ACACAAAAGCCCCGTCTCAAATGCACATTGTAGGAAGGAACGGGAAAAGCGATGAACAGGCGCAATCGGACGCGCTAATTGAAACAATCCAGAAGTACAAAGAATACGGCGTTGATGCGGTCTTTATTTTCAATATCCACGACGATTTAGGCGCTGCCGACGGCGGGCAATTTGAAACAAGCGGCATTTATTCAAGTCAGGCTACAGGATTTAAGCCCAAACCGGCAGTATCAGCACTCAAAGCGCACTTAACTGCGCACGCTTCAAAAGCAGTTGGCATAGCAGTCAAAAACCCTTCAACTAAAAATGCAAATTTTAAGCGGCCTTTGAAAATAAAGTAGTATCTTTTGAAAGTCAAACGACAAGCCACGGATAAGGTGGTTAAAGATAAATTGAGCCGGTTTTGCTTAGCATCTTATCCATGCTTTGCGTTTCCGGCTCTTTCGTTTTTTATGAAATTGATACCTTTAACGAAAGGCTATTTTGCAATCGTTGATGATTGTGATTTTGAAGAGTTGATGAAGTACAAATGGTTTGTAGATGTTCGGAGGCACGGAATATACATAAAGAGGTATAAGCCTACTGAATGCGGAAAGAACGGCAATATATATTTGCACAGGCAAATAATGGGGGTTACGGATAGGAATATAAAAGTTGACCACATCAACGGCGATCAACTCGATAACAGACGCGAAAATTTAAGGCTTTGCAGTCAGGCTCAAAACCTTATGAATAGAAAGCCCCGAAAGGGAAATGCACACGGCCTTAAAGGCGCATACAGAACCCCTAACGGAAGATGGCAGTCAAAATTAATGGCTAATGGGGAAAGGCTTTACATCGGTACATACGACACGCCCGAAGATGCCGCCCGCGCATACGATCAAAAGGCCAAAGAGTTATTTGGCGAATTTGCAAACCTTAACTTTCCGAACGAATGACAGACCTACAAAAATTTATCGACCTTTATAAATCTTTTGGCATAGAATTGAAGCCAAAAGAAATCCAGGATGATATTCGCCGCTATCCAAATGCAGAAATAGTTATTACCATGTGGGCAGAACCGGACGAAGAAAATAGCGACTTTGATGGTTACACGCCTTTTCATTCGGACGTATTTTTTGACGAAAACGGAAAATTTATTAAACAAGGCTTTTGGGAATGAATCTATACCGCAAAATCAAACTCTTTTTTCTTCGCCGCAAAAGAAAGCGGATACAAAGAGAAAGAGAGGAAATGGAGCGTCTTGCAATGTGGCTGCAAATCATGGGCGCTATCTCATTCACCATCGGCTGCGCTTTTGAAAAGCCTGACAATTCTTTACGATCTCAACTACGCCGGGCAATAGAAAAAGAAGATTACGAACTGGCGGCGGTTTTGAGAGATAAAATAAAAGCAAGATGACTATATTTGTTTTGAACGACTATATTGCAAGGCTGGCAAAGCCGGAAGATGTATTCTCAAATATAATTAAGGGGAAGATTGTTTCCGGCGGGTACGATTCAAATTGCAGGGGTAGCGGTTTTTATGCCTCTATCCGCCCGGAAGGCAGCGTGTACGGAGGCGGAAGATGGTTCCACAGAGACGAAATAGGATTTGTGATAGGATCGCAGGATGTTTACTACGCCGTAATGAGCGCGTACGCAGACCAAAAAGACGTTGGCTTGTTTATTGAGAATGAAAAGCCCATTGAAACAATTCAGATAAAATGACCCGCCTACAATTTTTCATCGACCATATCGGAAAGCCGGTATTCAGGCAGCGAAACGGCTGCAAAGGCAATAAGGGTAAACCGTGTTCTATTTGTGAGCATAATTATCAAAACGGCCTGATAGTTGCGGATGAATTACACGCCTCATCACTTGCCAGCATAGAGGCCGAAACAAACATAAGATACTATGGCACCATCGAAGAAAGGAACGACAGTGAAAATATCATTTCCCATCATAAGACCAACGAAACGGCCTAAAAACCGGGCGAATCTCACAATTTATCAAATCGAACAAACCTTACAACTATGGCAAAATTAAGGGAAGGGCAACAGATCATTTTTAAGCACCCGGGAACCGGCGCGCTAAGGCAAGGCGTAGTAAAAAAGCATTTAGTAGTGTTCCTTTACACCGATTTAGGCAGGCCAGAAATTCTTAACATCCAAAAAGAATCTGTTACCGAATGGTGCGACGCTTCCGAAGCGTGGAACGCGCTAACCTCGCAGAAAGTCAGAGCCGGGAATTTCGAATGGTCGCATCCCGAAAATGAAGGGCCAACGGTTGAGCCAATAAAATAAACGAATATGTCAGCACAAGCATTTAGTACAGGTCAAAGGTTTAGGTTTTTTGATAGTCAGGAAGTTTATACCTTTCAGGGGCTATCTTACAATATGGGCGTTTCTGAAATATGGTATTACGATTCAGAGGAAAGATTAAGGTCGCGGAAAGGCGTTGGACTACTTGATCTTATTCATGTATGACCCTCTAACTCATCCTCTTTTTCGGCGCGTTATTTGCGTTCAATATCAAAACCCTATCAAAAGACTGAAATAGTGTATCTTTGTGAAGTAAAAACGGAAATTATGCCAATAGAAAGAATACAAATCGGAATCCACCAAGTCGAGGTAGTTGAGTTTGGCTATGGAGACATCGGTATAACGTTGTCAAAAATGCCAGATGAGGAAACGTACAATCTTATCTATTTGGGGCAACAAACACAAACCCCGATAGGGACAAAGAAGCCTATAGGCCCCGGAGAAACCACAGACGACATCGAAGGCATAAAAGTTTGCCTCAAATTCGATAAAGTCGAATCCGTTGACGTGATGATAAGAACTTTGAAAAATGTCAAAAAATCACTTTTGGGGGGAAAGGTGAAGTTATGAACGACACAGCCGAATTAATGCAAAGAACGGTTCCGCTCACATGGAACAAACCGGAATGGATGTTGCCGGAAGCGCAAAGCACATTGGATGCAGCACTGGACTTAGTTGATGTTCTTATTGGATTCCGGGGAATAGTTGTATCTGCCAAATTTGAAACACACGCAAAGCGCTTTTATTCTGATGACGCTTTACCGATAGACACACAAGATATTGAATTTTGGGCCTATATGCCTAAATACCCAAACAAATGAACACGGAAACGATAAACATAAAGAAACTAAAGCCAAATCCGGCAAACCCGCGAACGATCCGGGATGATAAGTTTCATAAACTTGTGCAGTCAGTAAAGGACTTTCCGCAAATGCTCGAAATACGGCCTATTGTCGTCAATGACCAGTTAGAGGTTCTTGGCGGCAATATGCGTTTAAGGGCTTGCATAGAAGCCGGGATGAAAGAGGTAACGATAATTCGAGCAAGCGAGTTAACGGAAGATCAGCAACGCAGATTTATCGTCGTCGATAATGTTGGATTTGGAGATTTTGATATGGACGCGCTGGCGAATGAATGGGACGCGGAAGAGTTGCAGGAATGGGGCGTGGATTTGCCGGTATTTGGAGATCAGGATTTTTCAGACAAAAACAAAGAGATTGATACCGATGAAATGGAGGATGAAATGACACTTACTTTTAAATTTCAACCTTCACAGTTTTTTGAAATAAAAGCCGCATTATCTGAAATTGCAGATACGCCGGAAGATGCCCTGTTAAAACTACTGGAAAATGCAGGAACACAAATTTCCGTATAAATGGAACTTGTCGGACGGTTATCCGGCAAAAGGAATTGAACCAAACGGCTGCAAAGTGTTTGGTACTTTTATTTGTGGGGGCGGTTCTACAATGGGCTACAAATTGGCCGGGTTTACGCATTTTGGGGGTGTTGAAATTGACCCAAAGGTGGCGGATGTATATCAGGGCAACCATAAGCCTAAACACTTGTTTGTTGAAGATATACGGAAATTTAACGAGCGCGAAAATTTACCCGAGGAACTTTACAATCTTGACATTTTAGACGGTTCGCCGCCGTGTTCTACGTTCTCAATGGCAGGAAGCCGGGAAAGCGCATGGGGCAAAGAAAAGGTTTTCCGTGAAGGTCAGGCAAAACAAACTTTGGATGACCTGGTTTTTGTCTACATTGAAACTATTAAAAAACTACGGCCTAAAGTTTGTTTGCTGGAAAATGTGAAGGGAATAATACAAGGCAACGCAAAATACTATTCAAAGCAGATTGTAGCACGGATGACCGAGGCGGGATATAGGGTGCAGGTGTTTTGTCTTAATGCTGCATCAATGGGCGTGCCGCAAAAAAGAGAAAGAGTGTTTTTTATTGGGCATAAAAAGGAGTTTTTGTTGCCGAAGTTGGAATTGGCGTTTAACGAAGAAGCGATTTTGTTTTCTGAAATAATTGAAAAAAACAACGTTTCAGATTTAACGGAAAGGCAATTGTATTTATGGAAAAATAGAATAAAATCAGACAAATCAAACGGAGATACTGTTATGAGATTAGAAAGCCGATTATCTGGCTTTACTAATCCAATTTTACATTCTGATGAAGTTTGCCCTACAATCAATAGTCAAGGTGGTAGTTTTATGCTGTATGAATTGCCACGTCAAATAAATGATAAAGAATGTTGTTTGTGTGGTAGCTATCCAATAGATTATAATTTTAAAGGGTTACATGCTCGTTACTTAATCGGCATGTCCGTTCCCCCAGTAATGACTGCGCAAATAGCGCATCAAATTTGGATTCAATGGTTAATCAAAATAAATAAGGCATAAATAAGGTGGAAAAGGTAGAGCAGCCTCACGGCGGGAAACTAAACAGGTTTGAAAAAGGCGACCAATTAAGCCCTGGCCGCCCTAAAAAACTCGTGTCCTCACTTATCGCCCAACTAAAAGAGGAAGGTTACGAGGGTGTGACAAACGGCCAAATATCGGACGTTATCTCCCTTCTTTTGAACCTTAATAAAGACCGGGTAAAGCAATTGGCAGAGGACGCAAAGCAGCCTATCTATGTGCAAAGAATATCCCGAAGGTTAGTAACTGCCACAGACAAAGAGATAGGCGACTTCATCGACAAGCAGTTGAACAGGGCGCACGGAAAACCAAAACAGGTTAACGAGCATACGGGCAAAGACGGCGAAGCCTTAATCCCTACCATTATAACCGTTCGTTTGCAGTCACAGCCCCCACAAGAGGAATAAATGGGCGCTAACATACTGAACGTAGACCTTTCCTATAAGCAAAGTCTGGCATGGGAATATCTGGAAAACGACCCGTCGATAGAAGAGTTGTTCTACGGCGGTGCGGCTGGAGGTGGCAAATCCCGCCTTCTCTGCGACTGGCATATCTACCGACGTTTGATGTATCCCGGCACACGCGGCCTGATCGGGCGTAAGCAGTTCACCGACCTGATGACGACCACGTGGAAGACCTTTCAGGAAAGATGGGAAGCGGTATGGAAATACAACCAAATGGGCGTTACATGGAGGAAGGGAGGTGAGAATGAGATATTTTGGAGCAACGGCAGCGAGACGCTGCTAAAAGCCCTTTCCTATCAACCATCGAATCCCAATTCGCATAACTTCGGCTCGCTGGAATTGACCGACGCGGCGGTGGATGAATCGCCGGAAGTGGAAGAGCATATCATTGACATCATTTCAAGCCGTATCCGCTACAAACTGGGGCAGGTACCTTTCAATGCGCCAAAACTGCTGCTTACCGGAAACCCTGACCCCGGATGGACACGAAAGCGATACATCAAAGACGAAAAAGGCAACATCGTTTCTCTGAAGGATTACCAAATGGTTATCCGATCGCTGCTTTCAGACAATCCGGATCCTGAATTTAGAAAGGCATACCGCAAGCAACTGGAAAAGTTGCCACTGCTTGAACGTCAGCGCCTGCTTGACGGCGATTATGATGCGGTAGCGCGTACGGGTAACGAAGCGTTCTATTCGTTCGACCAGGGTAAACATACGGCCTCACTGCTCTTCGATCCATCGGTACCTGTGCTGCACCTGTCTTTTGACCAAAACGTAGTTCCATACATCACACTGCTTGTTTGCCAGTGCAGGTATAAGGAAGACGGAACGCTGCAAATACGCATACTGAAGGAATACTGCCTGAAAAACCCGCGCTCTACAACACAGGCGCTTTGTGAAGACTTCCTGATCGATTGGGCAGATAAGATCGACAAAGTGTACATTTACGGCGATGCTTCGGGCAATAAACGCGATACGAGGGCGGCAAGATCGGATTACCAGATCGCAAAAGCGGCATTATGGACAAAAGCGGATAGCAATTCTTTACGGATTCAGGCGCAAAACCCGGAAGTCCGTAAAAGTGTGTTATTTTTGTGCGCAATCTTCGAAGGGCGTGTGCCGGGCGTTGAACTGATTATCGACCGGGACTGCTATCATCTCATACAGGATTTGCTTTACATCAAACAGGACGCAAATGGCGGGGTGCTGAAACAAAGGGTAACGGAAGGCGGGGTATCATTCGAGCGTTACGGCCATACGTCGGACGCTCTGCGGTATTTGGTAACCTACATACTCAAATCGCAATACAAACGGTTTGAGAAACTATTAAGCAGCAATGGCAGCCATAATGACGAATAACGAAGCGCTCAACCACCTTTTCAACATCGCCAGGTACGGCGCCACGTCCTACCATCCCGGATACGCATGGACGGTTGAGTACGGGGCCGAACTGAAAGCATACTTTGGCGGGGTGAACCTGGACAAGTACATGCGCATATTTACCCGCCGCGAATCCGACGAACTCTTTTTACAGCGCAAAGAAATAACGGCGGAAGTGCAAAGTGCGCTTGGCATGATGCTGGAAAAGCCGGTCGCAAAGATCGAGCGCTCCAACTGGAAGCAGTATGTCGTCGTCGATGGTGACGAAGATGGAAAGCGGGCAAACGAATTTAACCGCAACGTTCTTTCCGCATTCGGCACGAAGGGGCTTTTCCCGTACTGCTTTGAGCGGGTGCGCTACTGGAATATCTACGACCCGAACTGCTTTTCAGTCGTGGAGTGGAAAGACTTCGACAACAACAAAAACAACGCGAAGCCGTACCCTTTTGAAGTGACGGCGGAAATGGCGGTCGATTTCAATTACAAACAATCCGAACTGCTGTACCTGTGTTGCCGTCAAATCGTTGAGCAGGATGAAGACGGGACGCGCTACAAACTGGAACGCCTGACCATGTACCGCCCGCTGCAAACGGTTGTGCTGCAAGAGTTGCCGCCACGGCTGGCACAGACGTACATCTCCATGCGGAATGCGCCGGGAAAAAACGAGATGTTCCCGCTGAATGTTACTATCCAAAACGGGTACCTGGTACAGATCGACAACCGGATTTACGAGGCTGTCATCCCAATCCCGCACGGGTACGCCAAAACACCTGCCGTGCGTACGGGGTACATCGACAATCCGATCGACGACGGGGCGACAAAACTTTCCATCTTTCATGCTGCCCTTCCCTTCGCAAAGAAACTGCTGAAAACAAACAGTGAGGTCGATCTGACGGCTGCGCTCGTTGCAAGTCCTATCCCGATCCGGTTTGCGGATAAATGCGGGGCAAAAGACTGTATCGGAGGGGAACGATCCGACGGCACAGCCTGCAAGGTATGCGGCGGTACGGGCAGGAAAAACCGGCCTACGTCGGTGCAGGAAGAAATTACGGTGGATATGCCGGATTCGAAGGAAGAACTGATAGTTGAACTGTCGGGAATGCTGGCATACATACACTTCCCGCCGGAAGCCGCCGCGCTGCTCATCACTCTTTGGGATAAGTGGATAGAAAAAGCCAACCTGGCAGTTTACAATTCGGAACTGACCACGAAAAGCGAAGTGGCGCAGACGGCGCGTTTTCACAGCCGGGCGGAACAGGGCGTGAATGATGCGCTTTGGCCCTATTCCAATCACATTTCTTCCGTATGCTCTGAACTGTCACGCGCAATCGCTTCCGCTGTCAAAGTAGCCGGCGGCATGGCAAAGCCGATCATTCCATCCAATCTGCGTTTTGAGACGGTATACGACCTGTTCGACGAACTGACCGCCGCACGAACGGCAGGGGCAAGCACGGACGCCTGTGCGATCCTGCAACTGCGAATCATGGAAGTCATGCTGCAAGATGATCCCGAAGCGCTCAGACGCGCGCAAATCGACGATCAGCACAATCCGTTCCGGGGCATGACGGAAGCGCAGATCATTGTCGCCCTGAACAATGCGCTTGTGCCGGAAGATAAGAAGTTGTTTTTCCTGAATAAGTCCGACATCATGGAGGTGATACTTTCGGAGAACCCCAACTTCTACGACATGCCGCGTATAGACCAAAAGAAACTGATCGACGCGCAGGTACTGCTGATAAAACAGCAACTCGCAGGAAATGCACCCGCGCTCAACCAGAATCAGCAACAATAAAACACCCATCCATGCCACTCAAAAAGGGATTTTCAAAGAAAACCATTTCGGAGAATATAAAGCACGAAATGAAGAAAGGCAAGCCGCAAAAGCAGGCCGTCGCCATTGCACTTAGCACAGCCGAAGAGGCGAAGAAAAAACGTAAAAAGAAGAAAAAACAGGCATAATGGCCGAATCCGCTGCCCAACTACTCGCAAGGCTGTCGAAAGACGCACAGGAAATTGCAGATGCTATCGAGCGTCGGCAGTCATCGCTGTCGGGATCGGTATCCAGAGCGGAACGCGACCTGTTTTTGCGCCTGATAGACAATGTGTTTTCCGATTTGGAGTTTTCGAACGGCGCCCTTGTCAATTCGATACCCAACTACCTGCTACTGTACAGGATAGACGAGGTATTCGACGCCTGGCAAATGGAGGTAATGAATCCGCTTATGCGGGGCTTTGTGCAAGACTTACTTGCCATTGCCGACATGACGGGCATGTGCTACAAAGACTTTGCAGCGGAAAAGATCATCAACGATATCGCCACGTCGAACGAACTACTGCGGGCCGCGCTTGGCATAGATGCGCGAGGCAACATGATAAAGGGCGGTATGATTTCCGACATATCCAAAATACCATCCGTCCGGCAGCAGGCGAAAATGCTATTTTTGCAGGAACTGCAATCGGGCGGCACATTGAAGGAGTTGAACGCGACGGTAAAGGACTTTATACGCGGACATGCAGGACAGCCCGGAGCGATCAACGCCAACTTCAACAACAAAGCATCGGGCTATGCGTACGATCTGTTCAACAAGGTAGCAGAAATAAAAAATGAGCAGTTCCGGGAGAATTTGGAACTGCCGTACTTTATCTACGTTGGCGGCATCATTCACGACAGCCGGCCTTTCTGCATCAAAAAAGCGGGCAAGGTGTTTGCTGTAATTGAAGCGGATACGGAATGGCCGGGCGATCCTGATCTGCCGGGCAAAACTTCCGGTATCCCGTACACGCCGCGTATAGACCGTGGAAGGTGGAACTGCCGACACCGCATACGCTACATCACCGAGGAACTGGCAATGCAGTTAGACCCGAAAAAGGTAGAGCAGATACGGCAGAGTTATGGAGTAATCAACGCAAATCAATAACCAAAAGCAATGGACATGACACAAGAGCAGGAAAAAGCGCTGAAGATCATTTCAGGAATAGAAAGGAAGATTTCTAAACTGGAAGCATCCATCGAAGAGTACAACGAAGATATGTACTACGTCAAGGGCAAGAGCGCCAAGCGTACGCAGATAAAAATCGACATGATGACTGATTTTGCGCGCTACCTGGCAGGCGTTGTAGAGGATATGGAACAGCAGTTCGGCGTCGGATGGGTAGAGACGGGCGTTATGCAGCAGTCTTACGAACCGCCGCACATGCCCGGCGTGAAATTCACCAATACCACACGCAAGATGGAGCGCATCGACGGGAAGGTCAGGTACGACGTAAAAATTACAAGCACCTCAATGTTACTGATAGAGCGCCCAATGGGCGGCGGCATTTTGGGCCTCAACTAAAAAAAGAGATGGGCGTAATCGCATCAAAGATCATCGGCGGGACTGCCATACTCCGAAATTGGGAGTGCGGCACATTCGACCTGTTGCAGGCATCCGATCCGGGCAACGGGTGGGTTGAGATTTCGCGTGACTGCGATGCGTGGCCGAAAAGCCGGTGGACTTTATACCCTTACGCATCCGGAAACAATGGGCAAGGGCAATCAGCGCCGCCGCTGGGCAATCTGGAAGTGACATTCAGGAAGTATTTCCCGAATGAAACGGATGATACCATATCCGAACTTGACTTTTCGGACATCAATGAAGGAAGGCTGCCCGCTTCGATGTGTACGAAGTTCCGCCTGTACCAGAATGGCAAGAAACTACCCTGCGAAGCATACTCTACCGACTACGGTACGACCATCATCACCATTTTGGAGGCGTGGCGTGTGCCGGGCGCTGCATACGAGGGCGAATTCGATGCTTTTTGAGGCTATTTATTTGTTTAACCGAAAAAGTATATAACTTTGCAAAGGGAAGTAAAAACAAGGCAACGGGCGGCTCCCGATAAGATGTTGGGCATTACGGCGTTTTTGCGCCGTTCTCCGATTTACATGCTGCTGCATGGATACGCAACATCGAGACGGGATGAACATCCGAACGAAGACTGGAGGGAAACGATCATTCAGTTTAAAAAGCGCTACAACATACCCGACGAGATAGAATGCGACGAGGCGATGTACCGCGAAGTTTTCAGAATGACCGCCGATCTTATTAACGAAGGCATTTAACACTTTTCCATCATGGCTAAACAGGCTAAAACTTACAAATCCTTTACGATTCGCCACAACATCACGAAGCATGAACGCGCCGTAACTGTTGAGCAGTACGAAGACCTTCGCCGGACTTCCCAAAACTGGTTAATTGTTGACCGTCACGAAGATGACATCACGCAAAAAACCGAAAAAGAGCGCCCGGTAACTACCGGCAAAACGGCAGGTAAAGGAAAAGAGGAAACGGAACCGACGGCAAACTAAGGGGCGAAACAAAAGACAAACAAAACAGGGTTTAGGATCACGGCAGAGCAGGGGTGCGAACCGTGAACGTAGTAAACAAAAATACATAACTTAAAAGCGTAGGCCGTGTCACGACCGGCACTGACCTACGCTTTTTTATTTACCCTCACAATGGAAAAAGGAAAAAACAAACGCGACCTGGTTCACCTTGTCCGTGACGGCAGATTCCGCAAGGTCAACCGTGTTACCTACGATCTGTGGCCGGACGGCAAATACGGATACGAAGAGGTACGCGAAGAGGGCAAAGAGGTAGCCGATCTGCCTAACGCCCTGAAAAAGAACATCGAAAAAGCCGGGGCCAAAGAAAAGGCGCCCGCCAAAGAAAAGGCACCGGCAGCCACACCGCCCGCCAGTCCACCAGCAGGCGATGTAAACCAAGATTAACAATCAAAACGAGTTGAAATGTCAGATATTCTGAATGGCTTCTTGCAGAAAGCATACAATCTGCCTGAAAACGAGGTCGCGGAAACCCTCTTCAAAAAGTCCGATGACGGTTCTTTTACAACTGAACTGAAAGAGGATGCCCTCGATGCCCTGCTACGGCTGGATGCGGACAGAGTGGCAAAACTCGCAAAGCCCGTAGATACGACCGAGGTTTATAACAAGGCCGTAAAGAAAACGGAAGCGGAAGTACACGGCACATGGGAAAAGCGTCTGCGTGAAGCCTACCCTGCCGTCGATCCTGACAAGAAACTGAAAGGGGACGAACTACTGAGCGCTGTCAAAGCGGCACAGCAACAGTCCAGTTCGTACGACCCCAATCAGGTAAAAAAGACGGACGAATACCTTTCGCTGGAACGCCAGATGCGCGAAGCGCTGGAGGCTAAAGAGCAGGAATACGCTGCCAAAGTGCAGGAAGTCCAAACGCAGTTTCAGCGTCAGCAGGTATGGGGTGATATGTCAAAAGTAATCCGGGAAAAGTTCATGGGTATGAACCCGGTCCTTCCCGAAGATCAGGCCAAAGCGCAGCGTCTCGTTGACGACTTTGTTGCGAAATTCAGGGATTACGAATGGCAGAAAACCGAAGACGGTCGCATCCTTCCGCTGCAAAACGGACAGCGCATCAACAACCAGCATGGACACGCGATGTTCCTGGAAGATTTGGTGTCTGGAACCGGAAACCTCTACTTCGACTTCAAAAAACAAGAAGCGACCGGACAAGCCGGGAACGAAAATGGCCGTCAAACAATCACCATCACCTTCAAAGATGATGAAGATTTTATGAGACGGTACAACGCCGAGTCCGATCCGAAAAAGAAAGAGGAACTGGCATCGGCTTATGAAGCACAGCAGCAGGGGTAAACAGCCGCGAACTTCAAACAAGTAAACTAACACTACCTAATGGCAGCGTTTAATGTATCTCTCCCGAAACTCCAAATCGCCATTGACCGGGCATGGCAAGATCCGATCCGAAACAGCCAATTCGTTGCACACGTAGAGGCTCTGCGTACGCAACTGCAACGGCAGACGATCACAGTACCGAACAACATTACCGGCAGCGGCAAAAACGCCAAGCAACTGACGACGACTATCTACTGGCTGGAATCCTGCACCAATGACACCACATCCTGCTCTGACGAGTGCGTTGTAGCCACAGGTGAAGCGACCGACAACAGTCAGGACGTAGCGCTCACCTGCTTGCGTGAGGCCGGGTTCAAAGAAGGGTACAAGCGTCAGCGCACCGCGCCGTACAGCCTGGAAGAAACCATCGCTTTCCAGATGATGCTGAAAATGAAGGCACTCGATGAGTACCTGAACAGTCAGTACATCGCATTTTTGGAAGCGAACAAGGGCGAACACCAATACAGCCTGCCGGTAGGTTCCGACAACGGCGGTGACTGGGAGATTTCCGCAGCCGACTGGAATGCGTACGGCCCTGCCCTTATGGGCGAACTGCAACTGGCAGCCAACCTTTCGCAGTTCACCAACCCGTACATGCTTGACGGTCAAAACTTCTGGATTCAGCGCTTTATCGCCCAACAGAATGCCGCCAACGCGGACGGGAAAGGCGACAACAACCTGTTCAATTCGATGCAGTGGGCAGTAAGCGATCCGATTGGTATGAATAACGCAGGTGTGGGCAATAAGACCTACATGGTCAATGCCAGCGCCGCCGCTTTCGTATCCGGTAACTTCTGGGACAGCGTTCCGAAGCAAATGGCCGGCAACCACCGCGTCTACAAAGTCGCTTCCAAAAACCTGCCCGGCATCTACTACGATGTACACGAGATCGAAGACTGCGTTTCCGACGACTTCGTACTTTCCATCAAAATGAAGGCTTACGGCTCGTTTGAACTCAACCCGCTGGGATGTGACACGGACGTGACCGGCATCCTGGCATTTGAAAAAGTGGCAGGCATCTAAACAGTGGCGCCATGAAAAGTGGCGGTAACTCATTCATAAAACAAAAGCGGAAGCGCTGGTATAAAAAATTGGCGCTTCCGCTTTAAATAACAACGATATGAAACTCGATTTCAATAAACTCAAACTCCTTTCCCCGCTGGCTTTCGTTGCCGTTCTGGCGCTTGCGATCTTCAGCGGATTCAAGACGGAAACGCCGGTGGACAAGCCGGAAGAAATGATGGTGGAAAAGTTCGACGGCGGGCAGATGTATTTTGCCCCGTCCGGCACCTTTTATGAAGTGACCTTCACGAAGGACACCATCACCAACGCCGCCAACGATACCCTGTACCTGCCTTCGCGCCTTCGCCCGCTACTGAGCGACTTTCAGGCATCGCTGAACGTGATCCGTACCAGTCTGTCCGGCACGGCGAATATTGCGGTAAAGGTCGAAGAGACGACGTACGCCTACACTGGAACGACAACGCCGCCTACTGCCGGATGGTCTGCAACGCTCAACAGCGCCAACTCCGCAGCCGCTACGGCAGCAACGACCGCAACGACGGAAGCCCTGTATATTCCCCATGCCTACGGAATCAACTACCGATTCGTCGTTGACGGCACGGGTACGCAGTCCACTTCGTACGTGCTTCGCCTGGTGTTGAAGAAAAAGACCTGATAGGTTGAACAAAATTCTTTTTTACGCGGAAAGGTAACGGCGCGGGCCTTGGTTGTTCGCGCCGTTTTTTTTATCAATCGGATTACAAAAAAGGGTATGGAAAATTGCTTTGAAACTTTGGTCGGTATTACAAATACAGGGGGTTGCGACTGCGATCAGGACCGTCCGGATGGAAAGGATACCGTCCAAAGGTGGTATTACGAAGTCTTCCACTCGGATGCGGATCCGGATGATACGCTCGTATTTACAGCGCAATACAAATTGCCCGCAGGCGAAGCGCTGGCAGAACTATACGAAAACGGGGAGCGTGTAGACGACAGCCGGCTTTCAAGAAGCGGAAAAATCCTGACCATCACCGACCCGCTGCCGGGCGCTTACTATCAACTGTGGTATTACGCCTACGTTTCCGCCGCCGCCATTATTCCTGCTTACGATACCTCCACATCCGGTCTTTACCTATCCGACATCCTTCCGATCGAAGAGGTGGCGGGCCTTGCCACTTGTGACGCCGACGTATGGGAAATGGTGATGCAAAAGCGCACCTACGTTATCAAAGAGGTCATCGCCTCCATGAATACGGCGGTCAAAAAAACATCTCTGGAACGGTACCCGAAGTTTTCCGGCTACGTTGGCACGGAGCAAAGCACGGCCTACCTGGGTACGACATACGGATATGCGGGCATCCGCATCCGCACCAACCCGATTAAATCCGGGTACCTGCGCATCCGGCGCATCGCTTCATACTTCGAAAAAACGGGTGTTATTTCGGCATGGCTTTTTGACAAAAACGGCACGGTCGTTACGCCTGAACTTAAAATCAGGACCATCGGCGGCGGTAGAAAGTGCGTGAACGACATCGGCATTACACTGCCAATGCTCGACGACTTCAATACCTGTCAGGACTACTTTTTGATGTTCAGGTATGATGTGACAAACCGCCCACGGCTCAACAAAACATATTGCGCACCCTGCAATAAAAGCGGAATTACGCCAATTACTTACGTGAACAGGTACGGCACGCTGAACCCATGGCCGCACGACTATCGCGGGCCGCTTTCGTGGAATAACTACATCATTACAGGCGGGTACGTGACCGACACGCTGGAAGACTTTGCCGATGCACCCGATACGGTAAGCGAATACATGAACGGCCTTGCACTGGAAATAGAAGTGGGCTGCGATCTGACAAAAGGATACTGCAAAATGCTGGAAGGTCAGGGGCCGGAAATCATGGCCGTCGCCACGGCTATTCAGCGCCGGTGGGCAGCCGAACTTGTGGGCGCAAAGAACAGATCATCCGCTCCAAGCCGCTCAAATATCGCCAAAGGGCAGCAGCAGGCCAGCGATGCGGCTGTATGGGAAGCGGAATATGCGGAAGTTATGACGTACCTGGTAAGCACGATCAACGAAGATTCGAACGACTGCGTAATGTGCAAGCCTAAAATTCAAATGAGCGGCTTAAGAACATGAACGTCGATGAACTACGAAAGGGCATTGCCCTGACCATAAAGGAAATACGCGCCAACCTGCCGCAAGAGGCAAGCCGCGTAGGGGCCGATGCTTCCGCGCTGATCGAAGAGCGCGTAGTTGAGCGCGGAGAGCGTGCCGACGGCGGGCGATTCAGCGCATATTCTACCAAGCCGGTACCCGCATTCTTTTACTTCGGAAAAAGTAGAAACGGCGGCGGTGAAACGGCAGTCAGGAAAGCAGCGAAGCAGGGTGAAGAGGTTTCCTATTCCGACTTTCGGCGCTTCAACGGCCTTGGTACGTCGGTAAAAAACTTTCAGTTCACCGGCGAAATGTGGCAGGGATTCGGGGTAAAGCAAATTACCACGATTGGCGAAGATGTAGTAGAGATCGAGATAGGCGGCAAAAACGCACGATCCAGCCTGCTGCTGAAAGCACATTCGGAACGCGAGGGAAGCGAATTGACAAAGAACTCCGCAGGCGAACTGGAACAAATCACAAAGGGCGTAAGCGACCGCATTTCTGCAATCATCAAACGAAACATGACCTAATGTTCGAATACATAGGAAATAAAGTGCGGGCTTCACTGGCAGCCGCTCCGATGATTACACGTCCGGGCGGGCTGGCAGAGGTGATCGACACGCTGAACGGCAACGATCGCACGAAATACCCCGGATGCAAAGGGTATCGTGACAAAGACGGCGTGTACACGGGCAAGACTTCCGACATCATGAACCTTTCGCCCGATGCTTCCGCCGCCGGTATTGCGTTCACAGACTTCCCCAGCGACATTACGGTAGAGCAAAACACGAGCCGCTACCAACTCATCACGGTAAGGTTTCGTGTGGTTGTGTGGTACAACGAAGACGCGATGGACTATCATGGCGAAGTCGATAAAGGCGGTCGGCTTATGCAGGACATTATCGACCGGGTGCGGAAAACGGACATGCCATTTTTCAAGAAACCTAAAATCAACTTTGAAGCGATCAGCGCCGATTCTGGCCGCATATGGTCGCTGTACAATTTCAAGCCGGATGACGCGCTGTTTATGCCGCCATACCGGACGTTTGCAATCATATTCCGAATGCGCGCATACCTTATGAAAGGCTGCGCACTTCCGGAAATAGAAGTCGATCAATCATGCTGTTAGCGAGTGAGGTGTTTTTTTCTTTTCAGCTGGCCGTGCTGGTCGCTGTGCTTGAATGGTGCATGGCAGACGGGATGATTTTGAGCGCCTACCGGATGTGGCTGGAAAAGAAGGCTTTTGAATGGCAGTACGGATGGATCACAAAGCCGATGGGCCTTTGCAGTTTTTGTACCGCAGGTCAGGTCGGACTATGGACAGGGGTTTTCATGTTGGGTTTTTACCCGTTTGAAATCATCCTTTTTGCATGTTTCACAATGTTTTTTGACAAAATAAGGGTAGAAGCAATAAAAGCATGACAACTGAAATCAAAACAATCCCGGAAAACGCTCGGGAATTTATGGCGAATGGCCGGCGCTTCATCGTACACGACAAACTGACCGTGGACGGCTATCAGCGTATGGAAGAATTTAGGCTGGAAATCGAAACGGGTACAAGCGCCGGTTCAGCAGTAAAAACCATCGGCCAGGTAGTGAACGCGCTGAAAAAAAACGACGTATTTACCGCAAGCGTACACGCATACAATGCTACCGCTGCACTGGAACGCATTGCCGACAAAGTGCCGCACCCGCTGCTGCTTACACTGACGCTCTTTGTACGGCCCGAAGGCTCCGATCTATCCGAATGGAACGAAGCGGAGGCGATATCGTGGCTGCAAGACTTCAACACGGAAGGCTACTCAGTGACCGACCTTTTTATCTTGGCCGACTCTTGCAGGAGCGCATTCGTTTCAAACTTCTTGCGCAGTTCCCCCGATATTTTTCCGCAAGAAAACGACCTGTCAGAAAACGAGATGACGCAGGAGCCGGCCTAAAACTGTCAAAAAGACCACAGCGGCCACAGAAGAAAGAAGAGCCTGCGAAGATGATTATCGAGAAGGTAAACGACCTTCAAAAGTTCTGGACAACGGCGAAAATAGCCATTATGAACCGGCAGCCGGGCCTTGAATGGAAAAGCGTAGGCAGCATGGACATCGTTTCTTTTTTCCATGTGCTTTCCGTCAGTGAAAAGAACGAAGCGAACAAGAAACAGGCAAAAATTCAGTCAAAGAAGTAAAAAGCAATGGCAGACGAATCATCGAAACTTACCCTTGATATTAGCGACGTCACGTCCAAACTGGATGTGATGGACAAGCGTCTGCAACAGATAGAGCAGGGGTATGTCGATATCAACAAGGCTGCAAGTAAGGCTTCAAAATCCTTTGTCCCCGAAGGCGACGGCGCGGTCAAGCAGTTGGACGACATCAACAAACTAAAAACCGAATACACCAAACTTAAAGGTGCAGCCGATACGCTTCGAACGGCGCTGAAAACGGCATACGACCCGCGCGCAATCACGGTTTATACAAAAGAACTGAAAAACGCGGAGGTAGGTCTTAAAAAACTGGAACAGACCGGCGATGCTGTCGGAGTGAATCTAAAAAAGATCGGCAAGGAAGGCAGCCTGGCGGCGCAGGTGGTGGGCGAGGCGTTCGGCGCCATTACAAAGGCTACGCTGATACTTGCAATTGTCGATCAGGTCGTTGAATTGACCAAATCAGCCGTCGACCTGTCCAATCAGTTCGACAAAGCGCAAAAGTCGTTCAACGCTTTCACCGGAGATGCGGACAAGGCGGCAAAACTTGTAAACTCGCTGACCACGGTTGCAAACAAAAACATCCTCGACCCGGAAGCAGTATTTCAGGCCGGGCAAAGCCTGCTTGCTTTCGGCGAAAATGCCGATAAACTACCCGATGTGCTCAATCGCATTGCGCTGATCTCCAGAGCGACGGGTAAGGATTTCAACGAACTGGCAACGATTTACGGCAAGGCGCGCACCGCCGGAACGCTCTACGCGGAAGACATTAACCAACTTGTAGAAGCGGGCATTCCGATTATCGGACAGTTTGCAAAACAGTTGGGCGTGAGCGAGGGAGCGATAAAGAAACTGGCAAGCGAGGGCAAGATCAGTTTCGAGGAACTGCAACTTGCTTTTTTCAACCTGTCCAAAGAGGGTTCACAGTTTTCCAAACTCGCAGCAGAGCAAGCAACGACGCTGCCGAATCTTTACAACGGGCTTGTAAACAAACTTTCGCCCATCCTGAAAAGCGTCGGTGACTTTATCACCAACTTTTTGAAGGGCGCCGCTCTTCAGATCGGCTTTTTCATCGACAACATAACAGGAACGGCCAACGACCGGCTTACGCAGAAACTGGCAGACAAGGCTGCGGAGGTAACTTTCAATGCCGGGACATTTGAGAAGAACATCCTATTCATAAAGAAAAAAACGGATGAAGAACTGCGGCTTGAAAAAGAGGCAGCCGACAAGCGGAAGGAATTGAACGTGAAAAGTGCGAAGGAACTGGAAGCGGAACAAAAGAAGATTCAGCAACTCCGCATCGAAGCGATGAAGGATGGAGAGGCGAAGGAGATAGCGCAGGAAACGGCAAGGTTTTCGGCGCTGGCTAAAGAACTGCGCAAGTACCACATATCCAGCATTGACGCTGAAAGGCAGTTTCAGGATAACGTCATCGGAATAAAGGTCAAATATGCCCTTGAAAGAGTAAAGGCGGATGCTGACGCTTTCAGAGAGCAACTTTTGCAGGGCGAAAAGATCAGGAAACAGGGCTTAAAGGCGACTGAAGAACTTAAAAAATTCGCTGCCGATCAACGAAAGGAAGATTCGGAGGCCCGCGCCGATGAAATAGCCCTAAACCAGGCGCTTTTCAAAGAAAGCGAACTGCAACAACGACGCGCCTTTTTCTCAAAAAAACGCACACAGGAAGAAATTAAGGTTTTCGAGGCCCGTATTGCAAAAGAGCGGGAAATATTCCAACTGAAGATGCAGTCGGAAGAGTTGAAGCGCACGCTCGAATTTGGAACAAACCTTTCCGAAACCGAAAAAGCCACACTTAGAAAGCGGATTGAAAATATCCAGACGGAAATCGGGCAGATTCAAGCGGGCCTTGGTGAGAAGGGCGGCAAAGATGCCGGGCCAAAATCGCTGATCGAACTGCTTGGGTTCAAATCCGGCGGGCAGGAAGATGAGGCGCTAAAACAGGCCGTATCGGCAGTAAAGGAAGCAATCGACCAAATTACACAGGCGCGTATCGAAGCGGCTGCGGAGGCGCGGCGCGTAGCGGATGAAAACGTAGCAAAAGCGGAGGATGCGCTCAATGCGGAACTGGAACTGCAAAAGCAGGGGTTTGCGAATAACGTAGCAGCCCGCCGGGCAGATCTGGAAGATTCTAAAAAAGCGCAGGCGGATGCGATTGAGCAGCAGCGGAAGGCAGCCCGGCAGCGGGCGCTGATTGACGCGGCTACGCAGGCCAGTTCCATCGCCACGGCGGCGGCAGAGTTCTTCGCCTCCAGCGCACCCGTTCCGTTTGTGGGCGTAGCGCTGGCCATTGCCGCTATCGCAACCATGCTGTCCACCATAAGCCGCGTACGCGCATCCTTCGCAGCGGCGACAAAGTTCCGCGAAGGCGGTAGCGGCTTTATCGAAGATAACGGATTTGTCAATGGCAGATCACACAGCGACGGGGGCAACCTGATCGAGATTGAAAAGGGCGAACTTATGCAAGTCGGACAGGACGGCAGTAAAAAGCGCTTTTCGGTTGTGCGTAAAGAGCGCGTAGCGGAATACTTCGATCTGTTGGACGCTGCGAACCGTGGCGACCGCCGGGCGCTTGCACGACACGCCTTCCAACTATCCGGCATGGAAACGCCCGACATGGATCATTCGGCCATTACCAAGCGCCTGAGCGCGAGTAGCGATATGGCCGGCGCAAGCGGGGAAAGCCGCGATAACTCCCGTTCAATCTTTTTGATGGAGCGAATGCTCGAAATTATGATTGAGCAGGCAAGAAAAGAGGATTGGTCACCGGATGGAAAGATCAAACGAAAAGGAAACGTAACTACTCACTATCCAAATTATGGCGGAAATAAGGGTTAGAATGCAGTGCGATGATTACGGGCTGCCTGACGCTGTAATCAAAGTGGGTTGGGATGCGCTTATGAATTACAAGCCGGATCCGGACTTCAAAAACTATCGGTTTTCGATAAAGAATGAAGTCCAGATCAGTTGCAATGCGCTACCGAAAAATGAATGGGATGTAGATGAACCAGAAAACCCGTGGGCATCTTTTCTCATCATGGACAACGGCTGTTACCGCTTCCAGATCAGTGTCGATCTGTATTGCAATGGCGCATGGTCGGAGTTTTGGGTGGGCGAATTTACGACGACTGAATGGCGCATCAACAGAGACGAAAAGTACGTCATCGTAAAGCCAAAAGTCTCCGAATTTTCATTCGCCGATTGGGGTATCGAGTGCATAAAAAAGAAATGGACGGAAGTCATCAACATCTACGATATACCTGAACAGATCGAGGTAAAGCCGTACACAGATCAGTACAGCACATTTGAATTTCAAGCAGACTACAACATACCGTGTGAGCAGGCAATCCCGCCGACCGTACCTGATTACTGCTTTGATGAGGTGGTAGACACGCCGCAGCCGATCATACACACCTGCACATTTTTCTATCACCGGCTCGTAAAGGAAGGCACCTGCGAAGGCGGCACCCCCGTTCCGCCCGATCTTGTTTCCGATTGGTATTTGTTCGATGGATCATGCCCCGGAACACCGCTGTACTGGAAATGCCCGACTGATTCGCACCTGGCAGCAACGTACCAATACGGGCGCATGTTCAGCGACGTAATGCAGTACCTTTTAGATCAATCCGGATGCGGCCTTCAGGTGCAGTCAGACTTTTTCAACATCAACCCGCAAGGCGATGCGCCCGACAACCGCGCATACCAGGCGGCGCTTTTGTACCTGCAAAACCTTGTGCTCTTTCAAAAGTCCGACATCAAACGCTTTGACGCTACCAACAAAAGCACAAAGCCGGTTTGGGTTATCAAAATCAAAGAGGTATTGGATGATCTATGGGTCATGTTCAAAGTGCGGCCCAGCATTTCGGACGACGTTAATTTGAGGCTGGAACACATATCTTTTTACGAAGCGCAGGAAGGCAACGACTACACGAACGAATACTACACGCGGGAGTTGCAACGCGACAATTCAAACAGCCCGCGCCTGACGCGCTTTTACTTTCGGGATGAACAGTGCAGCGACTATTTCAAAGGGCTTCCGATTGAAATCTACTGCGGAGAGGGTGAAGTGGATGCGCGCTGCACGGTGTTTTACACAGACCTGGTTTTTGCCACCGATGCGGACAATGCCGAATCGGTAGGCGATGCAGGCTGGTTTATGATGGCAACAGAGCAGGTAGAAGGGGTTTACCGCGTCATTCAGGATAACCGCCCGCTTTCATTCACCGAACTACATGCCAACTACCACACTTTCGACATGGCAGGTATCGGAAAAATCAATGGAGAAGAGGTAGAACCTGATTCTATCCGAAAAACGCGCAAGCAGCCGGCTTTCAAAGTCAAAAAATGCTGCACCGACACCTTCCGGCCCGATGATTACATCATTACCTCACTGGGCAACGGCGAAATTGACAACGCAGACCTGAATTTGGAAACGTCGGAACTTGAAATCACAGCGAAATACTAAAACCCATGAATACACCACAGAATTTGCCCACCGCATTTCCTTTTTGGGGATCGGCGCCCACAACAGGACTTACCGGGGAGGATGATTGGGCGGTAGCGGCTGCCAAACAGACATTCAGGATGAACTACTGCAATGTCGAGCCGCGATACATTGCCCTTCAATGCCGCTTTGCCCGGATGCTGCCCTTCATCGTGGAGCGGCCAACGACGGATACGCCGACGGTCATCTACCTGGCAGAAAAGGATGCGACGGAATACGACGGCGCTTCACCCGTGGGCGCTGCTGAAATTACCGACCTGCTGACACTCGGCACATTCGACTACGACGGAAAGCACTACATCGAACATCCGGGGCAACTGGACATAAGCCCGTCAGGATCGATCACCGTAATGACGGATGCCGGTCCGGTGACAACTACCTACGGCGCATGGGTAAAACCCGGCGGGCTGTATTACCTGATTCTGGAATTTGCAGATACCAAGCGCCTGTATTCCGAACTGATACAGATAGAGGACTTCCCGGAATTTTCAGAAATACCCGACAGCGAGTGCCAATCCCGCATCCGCATCGAGTGCGTGAATAACTGCGCAGTTGGCGACATCCCGCCCACCGTTTTGGCCGCTCAAAAACTTTTCATCTACCATCCGACTTCGCAGCCTTCCTACCTGACGGACAAGTCGGTGGCGACCGATGGGAAGAAACAGGAAAAACTACTCTTTGCGACCGTAAAAAAGCGCTGGCGAATAGCATTTTACGCGCCTGAAACGGTAGCAGACTTTTGCAGCCTCATTCCGCTTTTCACCGCAAACCCGTTCGGCGTCGTCATTACCGATCAATACGGCGTTTCAGGGGCGGTAAAGGATGTGACGGTAGAAATATCGTGGCCGGGCGAAATGGGCGACTGCCTGGCACTGATAGAAATATTTTTCACGCGGGATTACACGGCCTTTGAAAATTGCTGTTAGATTTGCAGCGGTTATAAGTTAGATTAGGTGTCCCTCGCCCGCTTTCCTTCCATGTGGAAAGCGGGCTTTTTTATGCATATTGGCCTTATCTTCCATTTCTTGAGCAATGTGATCGGGAATAATATTTCGGCTTTTTACGACGTACGCAAACGCAAACCCCTATATATGACTTTGCGTTTGCGTACGTCGTTTGTGGTTTATTCAACAGGCTTCAAAGAATAGAATACAAGGCGCTCCAACTGATATTTTACCAAGCGGCAAGGTTTACCGAATGGAAGAAATGGAAGAAATGGAAGAAATGGAAGAAATGGAAGAAAAAAAGTTGCATGCAGTTTATTAAATGGCCCAAGCGCTTTACTTGTAAAAAACATAATGACTGTTTGTCTTTGCCCACGCGGGCGCGGTAACGGATTTTTGCAGCATAAATACGTCGGCTATGCACCCTCTACTGCTTCAAATCTGTTCCACGGTACTGCCCCAAACCAGTTCCGACCTGTGCGACATCAACGCCTTTTTTGGCGAACTGAACCAACTGTACATCACGCGGTACGGCGACAGCCTGACAAACTGGGAAGACCCGGAAGAGTGGGCAGGTCGACTGAGCAACACTACCGCACTTCCGACTATCGGCACCCTTGCACCTATCCGTACCCTTTTCGGCATCGGTGGCCTGCAAGCGCCTGAACGGAACGAAATCGCGGTAAGCCGCCGCCGTTCGGTATTCACCACGCCGAAATACACATTTACTTTCAACGTCGAAGATACTTCCGACGTCAACATGGCATTCAACAATGCCCTGCCAGTCGGTGGCCAACAGTATGCCGCGTGGATCGGAACGGAAGAGCGCCTTTTTGGCGGAAATGACGGCATCCTTATGACGCTGATCTCCGACCCGATCATCCCGGAAAGCCCCGACGAACTGATGAAATTGCAGTTGACACTTTCCTTCAAAGGAACGTTCCCGCTTGTGACGGACAATTTTTTGAGTTAACAATTCCAGAGAAAGGAATAAAGAAACCCTTGCTTTGCGTTCTATACCCGGCCTCGTTACTGTTAAAAGTTTCGGGGCTTTTTTCTTTGAAAAGCATATATTTGTACCGTAATCGCAGAAAGCAGGGGTGCTAAAGCGATGAAATACCTTTTTTCAATCATACTTTTCCTTACCGCCTTTTCTGCTTTCTCGCAGGATCGGATCGAACTGGGGTACCAGAGTACCCGTAGAGGTATAGTCTGGGTTCGCCCAGGCCTGCCAACGCATGAACCGGCATGGCGCATTTCCCGCGATACGAACGCTATTTTGTGGCACGACCTGAATACTGGTATGCGCTACGATTGGAGTTATGAAGATGCGGTATGGTACGCAAAAGGCACCTTTTCTTCTACGCTCCCTCCCCTTCCAACCCTGACAAGCGGCGCTGCAACCATCGACAACCGCACGGCATTTTGGTTGAACGCGGCAAATACCCTGCACAGGTACGATAAAACCCAAACTGCATGGGTTCCATTCAAACAATCATTCCAGAGTAGTTCGCCCTCCAACGTTTCGGCAGGCGTAGGTAATGGCGCCGCTGTCTACACGACTTCCCTATGGCAGGATAGCGATGATTATCTGGTATATTACTGGGATGGTGACAGTTGGGAACTGCTGTCAGGCCCACCGACGAATCTGACATACACCGGCACCTCTTCGCCGCTTACCCTGAACAGTTCCACGGGTACAGATGTGACGCACACGGCTGGAACCGGAATTTCGCTTTCTGGCAGTACGTCAAACATGACAATAACCAACACCCTGCCGGACGTGACCGTTTCGCTTACCGGCGCTGGCATCAACAGCGTAACAGGTACCTATCCGAACTTCACAATCACGGGTACAGAGGTTGACGGAAACGTAAGTAATGAAGGATCGCTAACCGTAGGCGCTGGCACTTCTACCACTTCTATCATCAACTCCAATACTTCCGGCTCCACCGGCGTAACGCTGAGTGCATCCACGGGCCTTTCCATATCTGAATCCGGCAACGTTATCACACTGACCAATACCGCACCCGATCAGACCGTATCGTTGACCGGGGCAGGCATTACGAACGTCACAGGCACCTACCCTAATTTTACAATCACATCCACGGAGGTAGACGGTTCCACTACAAACGAACTACAAACCATATCGGTAGCATCAAACACGACAACCCTTTCCAATTCCGGCGGTTCGATGACGATTGCGGGCGCTGGCATCAACACGGTCGGCACCGCAGGCTCAACCATTACGATCACGGGAACGGAAGTAGACGGAAGTATCAGCAACGAGGGTTCGCTCACAGTCGGTGCAGGTAGCGGCACGACCTCTATCATCAACAGTAACACGTCAGGCTCTACCGGCGTAACCATAACGGCAGGCAGCGGTCTTACGATCAGCGAAACGGGCAACGTTATTACTCTGGCAAACAGCGCGCCCGATCAAACGGTCAGTATCACAGGTGCGGGCATCAACGCAGTGACCGGCACTTACCCTAACTTTACCATTACCGGCACTGAGGTTGACGGCAGCGTGACAAATGAAGCGCAAAGCCTGACCGTTACGGGTACCACTTCCGGCAAAATTACCCTGTCCACGGCAGGCGGTGCAGGCGGCGGTGAGGCTGTTATCGCAGCGGGTACGGGCATAACAATCGGCCAATCTGGCGGCACTATAACTGTTACAAACTCATCACCTGCGACGGCAGGCTGGTTGCTTGATGGTAACACCATCACAGCAGCAAAACGCATCGGCTCGAATGATAACTTCGATGTCGTTGTGGAAACCAATAACACTGATCGGATGTGGTTTGACAATGCAGGGGCTATCAGCATAGGCGCTACGCAGTCAACTGCATCGGCGCTCACTATCAACGGCCTGCTTTCCTCGCAGGGCATGTTGGTTGCGGGTGGTAGCGGCTTATTGAACTCTACATTTTATGGGGCAACTGGTTCGGGTTCGGGCGCAAATGCGACTATCCTTTCAGGGGTTATCAATATGCTAAACGGCAACGTTGAAGGGCTTCTTAGCAATACAGCAACAACGGGAACAGGTGGTGCACTGCTAACCCTTTCGGTAAATGCAGCGGCATCCGGGGACCCTGGCGTTTTAATGACAACAGGGACAACTAATTGGGCATCTAAGATAGATAATAGCGTATCAGGTGAGCCGTGGAAACTTTCTGCAAACGCTGACGTTGGAGCCGTTACCCCCGCCATTTCTGCCACAACCGCAAACAAGGTCGGCATTAACCAGGGTGCCGCACTTGTTACGCTGCATGTGACAGGCACCGACGCCGTAGGCATCCCATCCGGTACGATTGCGCAGCGTTCGGCGGCGGCTATTCCGCAGATTCGCCACAATAGCACGTTTTCGGGACTTGAATTTTACGACCCGAATAAAAACTACTGGTATCGCCTGACGGGTGTAAGCACTCCAACTGCAACCGTAGGCGTAGCGGCAGGATCGGGAGCAACGGCGGGAATTGTAGCGGGCGCTGGCAGTAACGATGTGCATGGGTCGATAGAGGTGACAACAGGTAGCACGGGCCTTTCTACCGGAACGCTGATAACCGTCACTTACAGCAACCCTTTTTCGGGTACCGCTACAAATGTGATCCTAACTCCAAAAAACGACGAAGCAGCGAACGAGATGGCAAAATGGCGGGTTGCATCTGAAACGCAAAACGGATTCACAGTGCGGGCAAGGGCAGCGCTTACGGCCTCAACAACTTATCAATTCAACTACTCGGTAGCACAATGAAAAAGAATATTCTATTGCTGTTTTTTCTGGCCTTGTCCGCATCCATGCAGGCGCAAACGCTCGTTTACGCGCTTGACAGTATCGTATCTACCGACGGCGGGAAACTGAACTACAAACGTTCTATTGTTTCGGTCGAAGAGATTCAGGACACGGCATTTATCACGGCACGAAGGTCTGAAATTGAGCGGCAAATAAGCGCCTTGGAAAACGAACTGCTAATCCTGAATGATATGCAGGCGCAATTCGAAGATATTGTAGGCGGCATGTCAATCATGGGAGGTGACAGATCAGCAAAACCCGCGAAACAACCCGCTCCAAAAAAGAAACCGGCCCCCAAAAAAGCGGCCACAAAACCCAAAAAGCAATGACGTGCGACTGCGATTTCAGCATTGACTACCGCCTGGGCGAATCCATCGCCTTCGTCGTTGACATTCTGATATGGAATGAAGAAACGAGCGCATACGAGCCTGTCGAATCACTCGCAGACTGGTCAGGAAAGTACATCCTGAAACAAGGCGATACGGTGCTGCAATTCGAAACGCCGGACAGCCAAATAGAAAGGCTGGACAGTCAGTTCGTTGTAAATGTCCCGCCCGATGATCTGACCGATCTGGAAACTGGAAAGGTGGAGCACGAATTTGTTACCACCGATGACGGCGGGATTGTTCGCGTCATATTCTCCCATCATTTCACTGCCAAAAATTCGCTTTTATGGGAGACATCGCAGTAAAAATAAAAGGCAACCACCTGACCTGCCAGATTGGGAAACCAAAGTTTGAACGCAAGGTGCAGGGCGTTGTCATTCAGGGCGCGACAAACATAGATACCTTTTTGCTTGCCTTGCCAGAATACGCGAACGAGGCCGACGCCTTTACCGCTTTAGGGCCGAACAAACTTTACTGGATTTCCTCCGGCACCGATACTGAATTTCCGAACTCACTAAAAAGAACACCCGCATGAAATTGATTTTTAAAATACTTCTTCTTTCCCTCCTTCCTCTTTTCGCGGCCGCGCAGCCGCTTGGCACATGGCCGGTTTCGTACGGGGACACGCCGCCCACGCATACCCCATCCGGCTCAGGCACCCGGATTTACCTAAATATTACGACAAACGATCTGTGGAACTGGAACCCTTCGCCCGTTTCGGCGTGGATCAAGTACCCGAAGGGTTTCGACCAAATTTCCGGATGCGCCGCCCCCGGTTACACACCGACCGCACGGCAAAGCGTGTTTGCTGTTAATTCCTGTACTGTCCTTCAAAACGGCCGTGGACCTGAATTATATCAGTACACGGGGTCGCAATGGGTTTGCCTGAACTGCTACCCGGCGTACACGGCCGGAACGGGGATAGGCATTTCTTCCGGGGTGATTTCTAACACTGCACCCGATCAAACGGTGACTATTTCCGGCGTGGGAATCACACCTTCCGGAACTTACCCGAATTTCACGTTGACGGCGGCCGATCAATCGGCAACTAACGAATTAAATACGTCGGTATATGTCGACGCCGGAAGCCTGAAAATAGACGACGCTGGCGGAACAATTTCCGTGCCTCTTTCGCAATTCAGATCGGGCGTTTACAACGCCGGAACTGGCATTTCGATCAATTCAGGAACAGGTGCAATTTCAAATACCGGCGACCTTTCCACAACCAACGAACTGAATACTTCGCTTTCGGTGAGCGGCGGGAATGTGCGCCTCACGGATCCTGGCGGCACGCTCACGCTGCCGGTTACGGACGTAGCGCCCCTGCAAAGCCTCGTAGCGGGCGCGGGTATCAATATTACCGGCTCCGGAAGCGCAAAAACCATTACTAACAGCGCCCCGAATGTGACGCAAATACTGTCCATTTCGGGTAGTGATTTGACGTTGAGTGGCGGGGGTGGTACGGTGACGCTGCCGGGGGGCGGTGCGAGCGATGCGCTGGGGACGGGTTTTGTGGATGGCGGCGGAAGCGGAACGATACCGGGTGGGACAGTGGCGGGGATTTCAGGTGATGGTGTGCAATTTTTAGGGCAAGCCCCGTTTTTTATTTTCACTGATAATGGAGGTGGTAGCGGCGCAAATGTTGAGATTATACAAGAGGGGATTATAAACATGTCTGTTTACGATGACCGGGGTAGTTCATTGACTATGGCCCTATCTCCTTCGGATGGGTCATTTACAGCGCTTGAATCTAATTTGCTATTTAAGGCAGGCGATAACCAGTCTTCAATTTCATTTAATATGAATGATTTGGCCGCTTTGTCTTTTGATGCGGCGGCTAATACGGTTAGGTTTTCAGATATGCGCGGAACACCAATAGGAATTGAATACGC